ACCTGGCTTTTTAGGCATAGGTGAGCGTGAGCGTTCAACAACAGCGCAAAATCTGTATAACAAGCGTTTTGCTATATCTACAGAAAATGCAATGAATACTGAAGCATTGAATATAGCTAATAATACAAAAAATGCAGAAGAGTTTAGGCAACAGTTTGAAGCATATGTATCAGAGCAATCTGCGCTTATGGGTGAAAACTTTGACCCAATACTGCAGGCACAATATCAACTAGCGGCATCTGACGTAGCTAATAAATATATGATAGGCAAACTTAAAGCTAGTCATGAAAAAGCAGAGCAAATGGCAGTTACAGATTTAACTGCAAATGTAAATGATGCTTTGCGTGATGTGCAAACATTATTAGCAAATGGGCAAGATGAAGAAGCTAATCTGTTGTTAGGTATTACTGTTAAAAATTTAGATGATGAATATCAAAACAACAATCAATTTACTGCAAGTTTGTATAATAATTTATTACAACAAACTAAAAGGTCAGCAGCATTAGGCACGATATTAAATATAAAAAACAACACTAGTGTAAATCCTTTAACATTGACTACAATGTTAGATAAAGCATTGCGTGATGGTAGTTTTGTAACAGAAGAGTTTGGACAACAGCTTATAGAGGCAGGACTTACTGCAGAACAAGCTGTAAGTATTAGGTCTGTATTTGACGGAGCTAGTATTGCAACAACAAATAATATTGCTCAAGTAATGAGTGCCATCAAAGATGAAGAAAAACTTTTGGCTTCAACAAAATCATTTCAAAATAAAATAAAAAACCCTACTGATGAAAATTTAAGAAGTATTACAACAACAGAGGCAAATGATTATTTTACAAGACAGCGTCTTGATACTTTTTTACAAGGTTCGCTTTTAGTAGGTGATTTGCCAGAAGACCTCCAAGCTATGGTCAATTATACAAAAGCAACAGGCAAAATGCCCGCAGCATTTGAAGATTCAGTTAATCAACTTTTGACAAATGCAGATATGGATTCTACTACAGCAACAAATATTTTAAGAGTTGCTTTTCTTGCAACACATAATGATGTTGGTCAAAGGGTTGTTGATGGTATTAACGATACAAATCTAGGAATTATGTTTGCAGCTAATAAAGTATTTGGTGGTGATATTGAAAAAGCAAGAAATCATTTACAAGAAGTAAAAACAGGAGCTTTGCCAGTACGAAATGAAAAATTTGGTAAAGTACTACAAGCATTAAATATTCCTATACAAGATAATTATGATAATCAAATTGGTAATTTAACAGGTAAAGGTCTTACTGAAGTAAATAAACATCTTCTTAAATTAGCATCTGAAGTAACAGGTGTTGATGAAGATGATTTTAAAAATGTAAGAATGATTAATGCTTTACAACAAGCAGGATTAGCTGTGTATGGCACATATGATAATCCAGATTTAGTTATAAAAGAGTTTATAAAATCAAACTTTGTAAAAACAAAATATTTAGTTAATCATAGATTTAGTGAAGTTGCTCCTGAAAGATACTTTTTTTCTGACCAGGATGAAAAGAAGTTTGTAAGTTTTGTTAATAGACTTATTGTTGAAAATGAAGGCTTGTCTGTAACAGTTTCTAATATACCAGTAGGTCAAATGCCTTTGGCTATGGCAGAAGAATTATCCGCACGGACAGGTCAACCAATAGCTGGTCAAAATTTATTAGGTAATGGTTATTTCCTAGAATATGACAACTCTTCAACTATGTCTGAGCCACGATATTTTATTAAAAATCCATTGAATAATTATCTAACAAAAACGGTAAATGGTAGAGAAGAGAATGTAGTTATAGATTTTGAAAAAATAAACGCTAACAATGCAATCAAAACAAGGTTAGCTGTTAACAAAGCTATACAGAAAGCTGCTAACTTACAAAACTCAAGTCCAGAATTACAATTACTTAATGTTAGAAGCGCAGCCACTGCTGCTGCTTTATTGGTTAAATAAATTATGGGATTATTACCAGTATCATCTGCAAGCGCACTTAGTATAAACCAATCAGTAGGCGATATAAATCAGCGTGTGCAGCCTTCATCATTTACACAAAACTTTTCAGATCAACTTGGTTATTTTTATCAACCAGTAATACGACAAACAGAAGAAGCATTACTGTTTGGCACTGAAGAAGATAATGACTTTAATTTTGTTGATGAGTTAACAAAGCTAGATGATAATTTTATAATTAATCATGCGGCTGATTTGGTTGGCTCAAGAAGCAAAGCACAGTTTGATTATCGTATAGATACAATTAGACAGAACCAGGCAAGACGACAACGCATGGAAACAAAGAGTTGGTATAGTCCAAGTTCTTTGCTTGCAGGTCTTATTGACCCACTTAATATTTTATTTGCTGTTCCATTTATAGGTGTGCCATTAGGTACTATTGTAAAAGGTGGTATGGGTATTAAGGCGGCGGCAGCGGCTGGCGCAAAAGGTGGTTTTTATTCTGCGGCAGCTGGTGAGGCTATACGTTATCCATTTGATGATTTAGCTACACCGCTTGAAGCTACAGGTAATATTGCAGCAACAACTTTGTTTAGTAGTTTGATAGGCTCTGCACCAAGTGTATTTAGGGCGGCTGCACCTGCAATACGCAAAGCCGCAAGCCGTACAGCTGAGTATAATGACCCTGTTGTTATCGGTGATACACTGCGTGTGCCTGATACTGTGCCAGCAACTAGAGAAGATGTTATTGCTTTTCAAGAGAGATATGTAGATAAAGTACGAAAAGTATATAAAGAAACAGGCGAATATCCAGAAAATAGATTTTATGACGAACTGCCAAAAGATACAGAATATGTAGATATTGAAGTAGTGCGCGGCAAAGTTCCTCCAGTCCCTGGCAAAGATTATTATGTAGCTGCTAAATTTTCAGGAAAAGAGGGTAAAATTTATTGGGATGAAGAATATTTATTAAATAATTGGAAAGAAAAACCTTGGTCAAAACCAAAAGTAAAGGGTGTTGAGCCTTTACCAGATGTTTATTTTCAAACACCAGAAGAATGGGCAAGGTTTGTATTATACCATGAAACACGACATGCACGTTCTGCTGCAAGACCAGATGAGACTACACCACAATATGAAAATAGAATGAATCAAGAGGCGCTTGCTTTGTTAGCGCAAGGCAATGGTCTCAAAAGTAATCTATTAAATTTTATACAAAAAACACCAATATATAAAAATAGCCCAGCAATGAGAACACTTTTGGATAGCAAAGCACCAAATACTGTCAAAATGATGCATGCTAATCTTACTAATAATGCTGCATTTGCTTTAGAAAAAAATATGCCTACAACCAAACTAAGTTTTAATAATCAATCATTACAAGCTAGAGCATTTATTGGCGAACTAATGGGTGAACAATTATACAATGATTTTGCAACAGCATACTCAAGATATATTAAAGATGATGTAGATGCAAAACGCGCTCAAGTTCCTTTGGTTGATTTTGATATTGACCCTGCATTAAATACACTTAACAAAGCCTTTGGAGAAACAAGTAAATTTAGTTTGCCTGAGTTTATAAGCGGCATGCTTACCAGGCGTATACTTTTTCAAGACCCAAAGTTTGCAGCAAATAATACTAAAACAGATATAGAAAAAGATTTATTTAATGCCATTGATAAAAAAATGGATGAAATGGGGGACTATCTTGCTGATACAGGTGCAATCGTAGATGCAGCTAGAGCAGATGTTGAAGTAAAAGCATTAACTCCAAAAATTAAAGATATTAAAGAAAGAATTGATAAATATCTTGATTTACCAGAAGGTGTAAAATTAGAAAAAAATGAGTCAACGCATCTTGCTAGTTTACGCAATGAGTTGGCATATAGAGAAAATCAACTAAAGTATTTTAAAGGTGTTGTGGAAGATGGCAGGTCTAATAAAAATTATCAAAGTCCACTTAAATTTGATGTAGAAAAAAAGCTAGCTACAGAAAAACAACAACAAAAATTAGTAAATATATTAACCGAGCATTATAGAGAAAATCCTTTAACTCAATTTTGGGACTCAAAAAATAATAGATGGGGAAGATATGTTCCAAAAGAAGATATAAAAACAATAAGAGATATAAACAAAAAAGCCGGGATAAGAGAAAGTTTGCGTGTTCTTGATCCGCGTCAGGATGCTCAAGATACTGTAAATAGAATAGTTAGCAGAAAAGTTGATGATGAGTTGCTTGAAGTCAGTGATGGCGTACCAAATGATTATTATTTTATACAGCGCAGAACATTAGATATACCTGAATATAAAATTGTGCAGTTTTTGCGCACAGATATGAGTGGTATGTTTCAATATTTTGCAACAACTGGTCGTAGAGCAGAGTGGTCAAGAGTATTTGGTAGGCAAAGTTTAGATGACTTACTTAACGAAATAGAAAAACAAGGTAAACAAAATGGAAATACTGCAAAAGAAATAGCTAGATATAAAGCTGATTTTAAAACTGATGTTGAAAGAATATTTAGAGTACAAATACAAGACCCAACAGCATTAAATACAAGATTTGCAAATGGCTTGCGTAAAATTACATCAATGACTTACTTGCCACAAACTGCAGTTACATCTGTATCTGAGTTAGGTATTTTTGCTCTTGAAAGAGGAATTGGAAAAAATATTGCACCACTGATTGATACTGCAAATTACCCAATGCTTACGCAAAATCGTAAAGATGTTTCAAAAATGCTGTATGGGCTAGACCTTGCTAGCAACTTAGATTTTATGACACGCAGAGTTGATGGCGACCATTTGATAACTTCTAATGAGTCAATGATTGAAAAAGGTCTTGAACGTATGCAAGGCTTATACTTTAACTCACCAGTTGGTAACTTTCTTGGTGCATTTACAAAACAATTAAGATTGTTAAATTCTACAATGCAAGCGGATGAGATAGGTGAGTTTGCTTTATCTGTTGCAAAAACTGGTAAGTTGGACGCTAAAGATGCAGAAAAAATGTCTAGGCTTGGGCTTGAGATAGAAGACTTAGCAGCCATTGGTAATTTAAAAAAGCCAACAGGCGAAAATATAATTGAAGCGCAAAAAATTAAGTTTGGCAATTTTCACTTACTTAATACTAGTGAGTGGTCTTTAGACACTTTGGCTCAACGTGAATTGTATCGCAAAGTGCAGACTGCAATAAATCTACAATCACAAAATACAATACTAATGTCACAAGCAATGGATAGACCAGCAGCTATGGATGGTGTTATCTATTTTCAACGTAGTGCTTTGACAGATAAAATAGGGCTTAAGGTTGATCCAAAGCTAACCACAGATGGTGTGGAAATGGTAAGGTTTGAGTCAGGTGCTATGACTTTACCATATAGTCTTTTAAGCTGGAGTGTTGCAGCTACAAGCAGATTACCCCTGGCAATGGTAGACCCTGCAAGAAAATATCGTATTCAAGGTGCATTAGGTATGCTTGGGTTTGCGTATTTTTCTTTACATTTACAAAAGCCTGATTGGTGGTTTGAAACTAAAGATAAGCCAGAGTTGTTTCAAAGAATTGTTGAACGCAGCGGTGTGTTAGGTGTGTATTCAGATATATACTATATGGCTCTACAGAATTTGATTGCTCATGGTATGGTTGATAAAGATAACCCATTTTTACAGGGTAAGTATAATGCAAGTAAATTTGATGCAGCCACAGAGCCTTTAGGCGCACCATTTGGGCAGATGACAGAACTTACAGAGGCAATATATGAGTTAATGACAGGTGATGGTGATTTTGCAAAAGTAGGAAAACAGTTGCCATTCCAGGGAACACCTATCATTGGCGGTACATCTAGTTTACTTTATGGTTGGGTAACTGGTGTTGAGCAAGATTCACAAGCACTGATTGAGGCAGAGCAAGATATAGGCACAGCATTTAGAAGATAGATAGACTTTAGTTTTATTTTTTTGTAGGGTAACGACATGACTATTAGTTTGGCAGATAATACACCGAGAATATCGTACACTGTAGCCCAGGGGGTGACGCAGACTAGCTTTACTGTGCCTTTTGAGTTCTTTGATAATGGCGATTTAAAGGTTTATGTTGATGGTACTCTTAAAACAATTACTACCCATTATACTGTATCCGGTGGTGATGGTAGTACTGGCACCATTACTATGTCTGTCACTGGTGCTAGTGGCGGTTCTACTGTTGTTATCACTCGTGACATACCTCTTGCTAGGACTACTGACTTTCCTACATCAGGTGCTTTTGCAGTTGCGACACTCAATCGTGAACTTGACCGCTTTACTGCTATGCAAGCTGATAGAGCAGATGACAACGACAGGTCGATCAAACTAAAAGACCAAGATGCTACATCAAGCATGGAGTTACCACTCAAAGCAGATAGGGTAGGTAAATATCTTAAATTTAATAGCACATCAGGTGACATTGAGCCAACAGCACAAGCAGTTGATACAAGCGGTATTACAACTACCTTGCTTGCAGATAGCGCAGTTACTACAGCTAAAATAAATGATGGGGCAGTTACAACAGCAAAGCTAGATAGTGCATCTGTAACCACAGCCAAGATAGCAGACACAGGCGTTACAGGCGCAAAACTAAACACAGATGCCATATCAGCCCAAACAGCCCTTACATCGGGTCTAGCGGCTACTGACGAGCTTCTTGTAAGCGATGGCGGCACACTTAAACGCATGGATGTAAGTGTTGTTACTGACTACTACAAAGATTTATCAGTTACAGAAACAAACAAAACACTTACAAGTGCAGTTCTCAATAGCACAATAAGCGGCACATCTATTAAAGATGAAGACGATATGTCGTCTAACAGTGCAAGTCATTTGGCTACACAGCAATCAATCAAAGCCTATGTAGATGCAACAGTTACTGCAGAAGATTTAGATGTTGCAACAGATAGCGGTTCTATTGATATAGATTTAGACAGTGAGTCGCTTACCATTGCAGGGGGCGAGGGTATTGATACATCTGCTACGTCTACTACTGTTACCATATCGGCTGAGACAGCTACAGCGTCGAATCTCGGTGTTGCTAGTTTTAGTTCTGACAATTTTGATGTTAGCAGTGGTGCTGTATCAATTAAAGATGGTGGGGTTGTTACTGCAGAGTTAGCTGCAGATGCTGTTACTGCTGCAAAAATAGCTGATAATGCAATAAGTGAAGAACATCTTGACCCAAGCATTATAAGTGGTTTGGCTGATACAACTATTGCTTCTGCTGATCACCTTATGTTTTTAGATGCAACAGATGGCGCACTAAAAAAGGTTGATGCTGGCGAGTTGGGTGTTGGCACTGCGCTTACAAATGTTGTTGGAGATACAACACCACAACTAGGTGGTAATTTAGATGTAAATGGTAATGAGATTACTAGTGCATCTAATGGTAATGTAGTTGTAAACCCAAATGGTAGTGGAACAATTAGTCTTTCTGCAGCTACAGATGTAACTGGTGATTTAACAGGTGTTAACGCTACATTTACGACAGCAGACAATACTGATAATCTTACTCTTACATCAACAGACGCAGATGCTAATTCTGGTCCCAATGTAAAACTTTATAGAAACTCAGCGTCACCTGCAGATGGGGATGCTTTAGGCTTTATTAATTTTTATGGTGAAAATGATGCTGATGAAGAAACTCTTTATGGACAAATAAGAGCATCTATTGTTGACGCATCTGATGGTACTGAAGACGGTAGACTTATAATTCAAACGGCTGTTGCAGGCACACAACAAACCAGCAGGGTAGAATTAACAAGCACTGAAACTGTTATTAATGAAGATAGTAAAGACCTAGATTTCCGTGTTGAGTCTGATAACGATACAGCTGCGTTGTTTGTTAAAGGTTCTGATGGAGCTGTTGGTATTGGTACGAATTCGCCTAGTTCATTTGGTGGTAATCTTGTGGCAAGCGGCACAGGAAGCATTATTAATGCAAGAAGTTCATCAGGAACATCTGCAATCGGTCTATGGGAAGGTTCATCTAGTCGGTTCTTTTTAGTTTCATTAAATGGTTCTGATGGGTTGGCATTTGTCGATGGTGATGGTTCGTCAGAACGTATGCGTATCGACAGTGCGGGCAATGTCGGCATCGGCGTGACTTCCCCAGGTAGAACATTTGCAACCAAAAGTTCAAGTGTTACTATTGCTAATTTTGAAAGCACATCTGCTACTGCTGGAGTCATTAGTTTTAACGACTCAAATACTACTAATGATGTGCATGTGCGTATTGGTGCAATAGGCGATGCTATGACTTTCCAATCGGGCGGTGCGGAGAAAATGAGGCTTATGTCAACAGGTGAGCTTGCGATTGGCACAACAGGCACAAGCGGAAAGGTTTTAATTAATGCAACTGGAAGCAGTAAGCCATGTGTATTTAGTTTAGCTAGTAATACAAGTTATTCAGGTGTCATACACAGGTTACGTTGTGCTACTGCCTCTGGGTCTGGCTTTTTCCCAATATTTGTTGAAAGCGGTGACGGCGCAGATACAGAGTTTTATGTTCGAGGTAATGGTGATGTAAACGCAGATGGTACATTCTCAGGTGGAGGTGCTGACTATGCCGAGATGTTTGAATGGGAGGATGGTAATTCTGATAATGAAGACAGGCGAGGATATAGCGTAGTTTTAACAAATGGAAACAAAATCCGTAAGGCAACAAGCGATGATAAGTTAACAGATATTATTGGTATTGTTTCTGCGTCTCCAATGGTTGTTGGTGATACACAGTCAATGAAGTGGCAGGATAAATATTTAAAGGATGACTTTGGTAATTATATTTATGAAAGTTACACAATCACTGAATGGACTGAACCAGCCACTTACGAAGAAATTAAGATTGAAGCTGTGTTAGATGAAGAAGGCAATGAAATAGAAGCAGCAAAAACAGAGCGAAACAAAGTAACAGATGAAGTTAAACATTCTTATGAAACAGACAAAATTCCAAGCGATGTGACTGTGCCAAAAGATGCTGTTGTTTCTGATAAAAATGCAGATGGTGTGGAATTAAAACGTCGCAAACTGAACTCAGAGTATGACGACACAAAGACTTATATACCTCGTAATGAGCGTCAAGAGTGGGATGCCATTGGGATGGTAGGTAAATTGCGGATGCGGTCTGGTCAGCCAACAGGTGATAGGTGGATTAAGATGCGTGATATCACATCAGATACTGAAGAGTGGTTGGTTAGATAATGGCAAAACCAACTGTCACAGAAATCAAAACACAAATTGATACCCACGAAGCTATTTGTGCCGAAAGGTGGCAGGAAACTATCAATCGGATCAAGAGACTTGAGTTAGTAATTATTAGTTCTGGTGGGGCTACAATATTATTATTAGTAAACATAGCCTTCGGTAGTTAAAATGGTTGAGCCAGTTACGACAGTGCTAACTGGTCTTGCTCTTGCCAGGCAAGGAATTGATTTTCTTAAAACTAATATGGATAGTTTGAATGATGCGTCTGAGTTATCATCGCAGATTGCTAGTATATTTAAAGGTCAAGACGAATTTAATAAAGCTAGATATGACCCTGCAGAAGCAAAGAAGATGGGTATAAAAGATATTGCTTCTGAAATGATTGAGTTTAAATTACAACAAGAGCAAATGTATGATTTAAAGAGGCTAGTCAATCATAGGTTTGGTTTAGGTTTTTGGGAGTCAATTGTTGCTGAGCGTGCAAAACGTATTGAAGAACATAAAGAATTAATTAAAGAACAAGAAAGAAAAAAACGACGAGAACGCCAACAGCTTATTGATACAATGCAAACAGTTGGTATTGTTATAGCTATAGTACTAGCATTAGTCGGATTGATTATGTTGTTTTTTATTTTAACTAAGGAGGATGGCTTTGCTAAATCAGATACTCGCCCCAGTCAGCACATTGGCATCACAGTGGATGAGCAATCGCGCAGAGAAGGCGCAAGCAAAACAAAAGCTAGCCGTAGCTAAGATTGAAGCGCAAGCTAAGCGTGTAGAGCAAGATGGTGCTTGGGAGATAGAACAAGCCAGGGCTAGTCAGGATTCGTGGAAAGACGAGTTGTGGACGGTTTTCTTCGTATTATTGCTATCAGCCTGTTTCTATCCACCAGCCCAGCCATATATAGAAGATGGTTTTAGATTTTTACGAGAGGATTTACCTGAGTGGTTGTCATGGTCAATTATGGCTTCTATTGCTGCTAGCTTTGGTTTGAAATCAATAGGTAGAATTAAGGGATAGTTATGAAAATATCAGAGCATTTTTCTTTGGCTGAGTTTACCAAATCTCAGACTGCCATCAGGAAAGGCATAGATAATACACCTTCTGATGTGCATATAAATAATCTTACATTAGTTGCAGAGAATATTCTTGAGCCTATTCGTAAAAATTTTGATCGACCAGTTGTTATTACTAGCGGTTATAGGTCGGTGCCATTGTGTGCTGCTATTGGTAGTTCTAAATTTAGTCAGCATGCGTTAGGTCAGGCTGTAGATTTCGAAATTCCTGGTGTAGATAATTATATTACAGCAGCATATATTTATGAAAACTTACCATTTGATCAGCTTATATTAGAATTTTATGAAGCTGGTGAGCCATCAAGTGGTTGGGTACATTGTAGTTATACTACAGTAAACTCGCGGCGCACTGCCCTTATATATGATGGGAAAGAGTACCGCGATTTTACTGAAGCAACTATTCTGACTGCTTAGTCAGCATCAGGTATTTGATAAAGATATTCACACGCTTTAATTAGTTTTGCATAATTTTCATCAGTTAAATAACTTTGATTACCAATACGAACAACAGGTATTTGATGTTTTACAAGCTGTCTTCTTAGAACTTGGTACTCTACTCCAAGTTGTTTGGTAATATCTTCTGATCTAATTAGTTTTATATCAGGCATTGTTACCCCCTAGAATGGTATTTTGCTGTCGTCTTCTTGGGTCTGTTGTGATATTGCCGCCTGTTGATGGGGCGCAATATCACCAGACCCTTTCTTATCTTGAAGAGATAGTGAGAAATACGGCGCACCATCTTTGGTTTCTTTTTGCCAGTATGATGCACGACGATGCATGTATGGACCAGTGTATTGTGGCGCACGTTCGTTGTCGTTGTCATTCTCGTAGAGTGTGCCAACCTTTTTGTAGATGTTGCGAACAATGTCACCGCTTGGCAATGTTTCCATTGTCATTATGTGACGCTCTTCTTCGCCCTGGTCGTTGACCTTTCCAACGAGAGTTAGCTTGACTGTTGGCTCATTATTGCTGTCGTGAAACGGCATAAATAGAGAGCCTTTGTCTGTATCATCATATTCCATTGTGTGTCCTTTCTATATGATAGGTTTAGATTTTGGAGTTGGTAATGTATCTTTTGGTGTTTGTTTCTTTGGTGCTTGTTCTTTGTCTTCACCTTCTGGCAGGTCTTCACCTGCGTAGATGTATAGACCAAGACCATGAAACGCCATTGCTTTGGTTAGGCAGCGTTGTAATGCAGTGTTGATGTCTTTTGATGTAGGATTAGTTATTGGATT